GGAATTAAAAAGCATGGTAATCTAACCGCCAACAGCGTAACGGCAAACGGTTTTAATTATCTGAGAGGATGTGAGTTCTTGGAAGAAATGGGGGATATTACCATGCTTGCGGCAACCACGTTAAGCACCTTTCTCGGTTCGGTAACGGGTACATGCCCGTTAAGAAAAGTAGGGGTGATTAACGCCCCGCTATGTCAGAATCTTCAAAACTTTGCGCAAGGGTGCGGAATGTTAGCGGGATTGGAGTTTATCAATTGCGTGGCTGTGACAAATACGAGCGGCATAGTTTCAGGCTGTGGCTCACTGTACTACCTCATCATGCCGAACCTAACGCGGGGTGTTGACCTGTCCACTACTTCAATGGGCAACACGGGCATGAGTAACTTCGCCAACAGTATAGGCATTGCATCGGGGGTGCAGAACATAACCGTTACATCTACTCCGTTCGGGACTTTGCTTGCCGCGTTGGATGCGACAGCGGTTGCCATTGCAGCGGTTATGACGGGCAAGGGCTACATCATTGTAAACTAATCGGCCATGTGGTACAACGAAGAATTTCAGGCACGGGCAGAGTTTCAGGTGATTTTCCCTGATGGCCTGACAATCACAGCAGCAGACGCGAACGGTTCACCGATACGCGGGTGGGAGTGGCATACCGAGCCGCCTGTGTGGTGGCCTAAAGAAGAAACAAGCTATGAGAATGAGTGACTTCGCCCACGGACTGGCCGAGCAGCTTTCGCCATTGAAATTCAAAGCCCCATTGATAGCGGCTGTATTTATCGCACCCGTTCTTGAGGCGTTCGGAAAGTTCGTATTTGACGATTGGCAGTTTCTCATTTTCCTTGCGGTAATGGTTTCGCTTGACACGGTCACAGGCGTTGTGAAAGCGTGGAAACGTGGCGAAGTATCGTCTAACGGGTTCACGGGGGTCATTCTAAAAGTGTTCGTGTACGGGGTGTTCGTTATCGTTCTGCACGTCCTTTCTGCATTCAGCGATAAGGAACTTGTGAGGGCCGCTTTTGATTGGGTGGGGACGTTTGGTTACGCTGCTGTAATTGTCCGTGAGAGTATCAGTATAATTGAGAACTTAGGGTCCATAAAGTCGGGCCTTATTCCAGCTTGGATATTGAAGCGGTTGAAGGACTTTGACGAGAACGGGCACGGATAGGTATGGCAGGGTCGGAAGCGAAGTTATCGGGTAAAACGACAATGGAAGCCTTAGCCAAGTGGCCCGAATTACCGTCCCTGACCTTGGCCCGTAAGATTTACGAAAGCAATCCCGAACTCTACACATCTTTGGAGTCCGCACGGGCGAGCATCCGTTACTATCGCGGCACAATCGGCAAGTATAGCCGAGCAAAGCATAAGATTGACAAACCCGAACCCGCAAAACACGCAACCGCTATGGGCATTCCTAATCCGTTTTTCCTTCCTGAGTCAGATGAAGTAGAATGGGAGCCGTATGTGATACCCCCATCGGTTACCCGTCTGCTAATCCTATCCGATGTTCATATACCGTATCATAACGTTGAGGCGGTCACGTTAGCCCTGCAATACGGCAAGGATAAGAACGTTAACGGCATCATGCTCAACGGTGACATCCTTGACTTTTACGGGCTTTCCACGTTTGAAAAAGACCCGCGCAAAAGGCGGTTCTCCGATGAGTTGGAAATGGGTCGGCAATTCCTTCGGGTGCTAAGAAAAGAGTTTGAGGGCGTGCCTATCTACTTCAAACTTGGCAACCATTGCGAACGATACGAACGATACCTTAGAATTAAGGCTCCCGAATTATTGGACGTGTCAGAGTTCCGCTTGGACGTGCTGCTAAAGTTTGGAGAAATCGGGGTGGAGTTAATAGACGACAAGCGAATCGTAAAGTTCGGCAAGTTGAATATCATGCACGGTCACGAGTTTGGTAAATCTGTTTTTAGCCCTGTTAACCCAGCGCGCGGCCTTTATATGAGAGGCAAGGAAAATTGCATAGCGGGGCATAACCATCAGACAAGTAGTCACGTAGAACCATCAATGAATGGTCACGTTGTAAATACGTGGTCTACTGGATGCCTTTGCGAGTTGCACCCTGCCTATATGCCCATTAACAAATGGAACTTAGGCTTTGCGTATGTAGAACGCGAAGAGGGCGATGGGTTCACCGTTCACAACCATACCATTATTAACGGGCGTGTTAGATGAGCCTAAAGCACGAACAATACCGCGCCCTGTTCTACACCCGTGAACTACTCCACGACCTTCTGCACCCGTCAACACGGCCTAAGACGGTGGCGGAGACAAAAGCGCGGGTTAAGAGATGCCTCCGACACTTTCCACCATTGGATCGGACGGGCGCGCCTATGTTCTCTCAGGACGGTGTTGAGTGCCTACCTTTGAACGATGGAACGGGCGAACGCGGTTAGGTATTGTCGTGACTGCTGGGACGCTTACAAGCGCATGAGCATAGAAGACTGGCGCAGTTACGCGAACAGCATGGCGGGGGCTGCACCCGAAATGTGGAAGATGCAAGCAATGGCATGGATGGAGCTGACCTTTGCGCATTGTCGGGCGAACGGTATGTAAGTCATTAACTGCCGTACCGTACCCGATTGAATGAAATTTGCTACATTTGCCGCGTGTGTTCTGTTTTGGTTTGCCCGTGTCATCGCAAGGTGGCACGGGCTTTCTTTTTGTACCTTTGCACCGCTGCGATATTGGACTGGGGTGTCCCCGATCGGTCGCAGTTCATCCGTTCCGAAAGCCTTAACGCCTCGGACATTAGCCCCGACCGCGCAAGTTGTCGGGGTTTCTTTTTAATTTTACCACATGAAGAAACAAGCCGCCACCGTCCACCGTAAGCGCGTCCGTGTCAAACTTGGACGGCATACCAAACACGCCAACAAGCACCGAAAGGCAAAGGCGTACAAAGGGCAGGGGCGTTAATACCTATTATTCCAAACGAATACCCAAATGAACAGACCGCGATACTTCACCATTCACGAACTTGCCGACCCGTCCATCATTAAGGACTTGGGCGAAGAGGCAACATGGGGACAACTTGACCCCCAGTTGTTCCCTGCACTGGACTGGTTGCGCGAAGTGTTCGGGCCGCTGAGAATCAACGGAGGCGGGTACAAGGAATCGGGCCTACGCAGAAAGGACACTAAGACGGGTTCGCCCCGTTCGGCTCATAAGGCGGGACAGGCTTACGATATTAAGCCGATGAGCAAAGGGGTTGACGTAAAGGCAATGTATAACTACATCCTAACCAATGAAGCGGAGGCCATGCGTCACGGTATCACGGAGTTGGAAAACATTATTGACACACCTACATGGCTGCACATCAGTTGCCGTCCTCACACGTTGGGCAACCGCATTAGAATAGTCAGACCGTGAGCATCAACGACCGTCCACCTTCGCCCCAACTCATCGGTGCGGTCTGCCTACTCATCGGCCTGATTTGGCTGTGCGTGGTGGCGGCATCTAACTTCCCTTGGCCATGACCACCGAACGCTACATTATCGCAGCCCTTTCAATCGCTTGCATCGCGCTTGCATGGGTAGCATTCGCCCCCGCACCCATTACCCCGACCGATGACCCCGAACGTTGGCGTGTTGAGGAACGAATGAGGATGCGTGAGGCGCAGTTGGAAGTGGCGCGGGATAGCCTACGGGTGGCCATGCTGCGAATTGATACGGTGGAGGTGGTGAAGTGGCGGACACGGACGAAACACGACAGCGTTCAAAGGGTTCGGTTGAGCCAATCGGATAGTGTGCAATCGGTGGTACTCAAAAACAGATTGAAATGAGAAAGGCCGTTCTGTTATTGCTATTCCCTTTGACCGTATCCGCACAGGTCACGCTTAGCCCGATGGAAGTCAGACGGGCTAACGTCCTACTGGATGACTGCGAAAGGGTAACGGATGAACTAAGCGATACGCGTCTGGAATTAAGCAGATGGCAGGACGCTTTCACCGCCTCCGAATCTGCTCGGCTACTTGCCGAAGCGCAGATTGAAGACGGGGCTAACCTGTCAGACCTCCACCGCGAAAGGGAGATGGTACTGGTGAACGCATTGGCTAAGTCGGGCAAGGTGACTAAGCGGAGGGAACGGCTGTTATGGATAGTCGGAACGGTGGCCGTGATTGAGGCGGCTGTTATCGGTGTTGCTTACGGCCTGCGCTGACCTTATTTAGAATTATTCTAAATTACGTCCGCGCGTTGTGGGTATGGAATGCGTTTGTATATTTGCACTCCTAACCAACACAACACACCATGATTCAACAATTAGAATGGGCTATTGAACGCCTAAAAAACTCCGAGGCCGAATCGGTGGCCGAATGCGTTAAGACCTACCTGTTAACGGGCAAGTCAAATAACATCACTTGTTCACCCCGACAACTAGGTGACATTGCACGTAAGATGTGCCTCAACGTTACCGAACACGAAAGCAACTACTCCCTGACCATTACGGAGGGGGATACCGTTGTGATATTGCAGACACCAATCCAAACCAAATAACACACAGCCATGAACAAATCGGAATCAATAACCAAACTCGCAGCCGCATTGTGCAAGTTCCATGCACAGATGGGCAAGGTAGGCAAGGATAGTGTGAACCCGCACTTCCGCAACAAGTACGCTTCATTGTCAAACATCATTGAGGCCGTGACCCCACACCTCAACGCGGTCGGGCTTACGGTCGTGCAGATGCCAACGGTTGACGGACTTAACACGCTATTGCTCCACGAATCGGGGGAGTACATCAGTAGCCTATCTGCTATTGCGTCTAAAGACCCGATGAACCCGCAAGCGGTGGGAAGCGCGATAACATACGCAAGGCGTTACGCATTGGGCGCGGTGTTATCGCTGAACATTGATGAGGACGATGACGCGAATGCAGCGGCCACACCTCCACCTGCCAAGCCTGCACAGCCGAAAGCGTTACCCGCACTTACACCCGATGACGCTGACAAATGGGCTAAGGCCATCGCTGCACTATCAACGGGCAGCACGACCATCGAGAAGATCCGCAAGGCGTACACGCTTAGTGACCACCATGAGGCAATGTTGAACCTTGCTAAAGACCTGCAAGAATGAGACCGTTCACATATGATGAGTTTCAAATGTTTGGCATCGAGCCAGTAACAATAATGTTTGATGACAAGTATTCGTATGGTTCTAAAAATCCGTGGGTAAGCGCGTTAAAATGGGCATCCCAAGAAAACAAACTTCCTGACT